TCTTTAAGGGCGTGCACTTCGTCTATACCGAAGTTAACTTTTACCTCTTGTTTGTTAACCTGTACACTATTTGGGATTGTAGTAGTGACGCGGCTTGGATTGCGTAGCTTTAAAAGCAACGCTTTACCGTTGAATTGCATTAGGTTCTCCACAGGCTAAATTTAGGATTGATCCTATTTTTTCTTTTTCTGGTAGTTACGTGCGCGGTTCTTGCTTGAACTCTCTATACGTATACCGTCTTTGTTCTTGCCGCCTTTGACCAAAGCCTTCTTGTGGCTAACGTCTCTACCTTCACGCTTGTCGGCCTTGCCGTTTCCGTTACGGTCTACGCCTTCTTTGTCAACCTTACGTCGAGCGCGTTGACGCTCCATACGTCTATTAAACGTAGCAGACCCTACAGGGGCGTTGACTTGTTTTTTGCGTTTCTTTTTAGGTGTGTCGTGGGGGGTGGTATTCATGCGTTTGCTCCATTGTGGACACATTCAATTACAGGGCAATGGCGTCTACATAACCCGCTAGGACGTGCGTTCCACACGTCATTATCAGCGGCGATCTTCATACGGTTGTACTTACCTAACCACTTGCCCCACAGTTTAGACTTATCGTACTCCATGTACACGTCTTTCACCAAGTCTTTACTGACCACAAACATGAGCGCGGCACGAACTTTGGTGATCTGCGGGTATCGTGCTAACACAGTAAGGGCCATCAATTCAAGTTGCCCTTTATCTGCGTACTGCGCGGACTTACCAGTCTTGTAGTCTACTACAGTGGCTGTTCCCTCGTCTAAAATAACCAAATCCGCGATACCTCGGAACCATACATCCGCAGCGTAGAAGTCACAGGCTTCTAGGTTTTCTGTTACACCCAGTTTTACTTCGCAGAGTTTAGTCCCACGCCTAGTTTTCAACACCGTTAACATCTTTTCCGCAAATTTGAACTTAGCAGGGACGGGCGTGTCCAAGGCTATAAAGTCTTCAGCCATTTTATGAAACGCGCTACCGTATAAAATGGCCTCAGTCTCTTTGAATGGATGTTCCTTTAGTATCTTTTCATGGTAAAACTGCTTTGGGCATTGTTCAAAGGCTTTAATTTTACTGAAAGACCACGGGGCTACTTTGTGTGTCATTTATAACTTTCGGTCTGCTATTTTTTCTAACACTACAGTTAGTTCTTCTAGGGACGCGCCCACCATAGCTAGTAACACTAACCGAGGGTCATCATAACCTGCATCGGAGTTAATAATGTCACGCGTCATATTCAAACGCTTTATAGTGCTATCTCTTAGCGCCTCGTCAAAATCTACAAAAGCCATTATTCACAATCTCCATATGATTTACCTACGCTACTCTCGCAGGTTATAGGTAGGCCAGCGGCCCAATTAGGTTTCTGGCCCATGCAATGTTCCACATAAGTCCTAGCCTCGTCCAGTTCTGTGTCTCGTACCGCTACAACAATCGAATCGTGTACGGTTAATGCTACCTTGTACTTCTTTGCAATTAGTATCATCTGGTGACCAATAATGCAACGGGCTAGTGCTTGGCATATGTTTTCCACAACTTTCCCGCCGTATATACGCACCATCCCTTTGCGCGTTTGGTACATGTACTCTTCGCCGTCCTCCGTCGCGTACTTACCCAAAGCATGATAGAACATATACAGACCAGAAGGTAACCGGATAGCCGTCCTGTTAACGCTGATACCTAAACCCCTACGACTACCAAAATCGGTCCTGTCTCCCCTAGCCAAATAAGCTATCATGTTGTTAGCGTCTGTCCAGAGTTGGTTTATCGCTCCGTTAGTGTCACGGTAGACCTTTATGATACGCCGTGCTTCTTTTAGTTTTATAGTCACACCCATACCAGCGAGTTGGGCTTGGAACTTAATTGCGCCCATACCATAACCAGCGCCAAGTATAGTAGTCTTACCCACGAATCTTTGCTGTGGTGTAACGTCTTCTACGGGTACATTGTATATGCTGCTCGCCATGTGCTTGTAAACGTCATCGCCATTTTTAAACGCGGCGGTAAGGTCATCTTGCCCTGCCAACCACGCTAATACCCGCGCCTCAATCTGCGAACTATCGCAGTCAATCATCGTGTGACCTTCGGGTGCAATAATGCTACGCTTTAACTTCTTACCGTTAGCGCCACGACTAGGTAGGTTCTGTAGGTTTATCTTGTCGTCTCCACCCCACCGCCCAGTGTGTGCTGCGTAATACCTTACAGGTACGGGTAGTAATCCGCGCTGCGCTATATCTATAAATCGTTGGGTGCGCGTTTCTTCTAATGTGGATTTCGTACCTAACCGCGCTGCAACTAACGATTGAACTGCCTCATTCTCATGGTCTAATAGGGCCATAAACTCTTCGTCTTGTTTCGAGAACGCGAATGTTTCTTTACCGTTCGCGGGGCTGGTCTTCATCGGAGGCTCGATACCCAGCCCTGTCAGTAACTCAGCAAACTTTGGATTGCTCATTAGGTCAGTCTTACTTACCTGTGCATCCTGTAACAACTTATCCTTACGCTCCTTAACATCGGCTAAGTGCGAATGCAGTAACGGCTCGTCTAATTGCAATGTCGGTTCGGTAAACATACGCAACGTCAAATCTATAAGACGTAGTTCTTCACGCGGGAAGTTACGCCCCATACCGTTAAACAGTTTATAGGTTAACTCCACGTCGTTTATACAGTAGTCACCGTATGCACTCAGTTCTTCGGGAGTAAAATCTCTACGGCGTTTACCTTTTGCGTCGAGAACTTCTGTCCCTTTAACGCCAATATTGTACCTTTTAGATAACGCAGCGAGACTTCCGCCAGCTTCAGTCCCATGTAGGGCACGGGCAATACACAAAGTATCGGTATACATCCGAGGACGAATATCAAAACACCAATTAAGAATGGCACCATCAAACATAGTGTTATGACAAAGTAACATAGTCTCGCCCCAGTCGAAATTCTGGGTGAGATATCTTTTAATTTGGTTGTGCGTCCCACTAGCCCACTCCGTCTTTCCGTCATTGCGTTTGACGCCTACGCCGATCACCTCAAAAAGAGGGTCACGAACGTAGGCTTCGGTGGTCATCTTACGCAGAGAAAAATCTTTGTCGTAAAATGTTTCAAAGTCTAAAGTTACTAGGTCCACTACTTGTGAGCCTTTTGCGTAGCCAACTCCCCGCCACACGCCATGTACCCGCAAGCATCAACCCAGTTGTCTGCATTTGCAGGATTAGATTTTACCCGCGCAATCTTTAGCAGGGTCATCATGACCGCAACGTCTGTAGGTGATAACTCTATATCGTCGCTAATCCCAAGGTAATTGCTCCACAAGTCAGCGATAGTCTGGAAGTTATTTTCCATGTCGCCATGCGTAGCTGCCCGATCTTTGGTGACGTACTTCTCGGCTTGGTTTAGGATACCAGTTCGCGTCCACGCGTTCGGGTCTACACCTGCTGTGTTAGGACCGTCCTTAGTCAGTTTGTAGGCAGAGTTGCCAATACTTTGCACATGCTGGCTAATCTTTTCGGCTTTATCCAGTTCGTAGGTAGCCTCGGCAGAACCAATGCCAGCCCAAAACGAACTATTGCCGCCCTCGACGCGGGGTAATTCCTTTTGAGCTGCTAACGCAATTCGGGCTTCATCTTTAGTAACGTAATGTTTACCCGACCTACGTACTTTGGCTACGAGTGACGGGGTGCATCCTATGTTGGAAGCTATAACCCTGTCTGTGTCGTGGGGATTTACACGTAAAATCCTGATAATCTGCGCGGTCTTGGTTTCTTTCTTACTCATGGTCGTTCTCCATTTTTCATTATACGTTCTAAGAATATTTTTGTGTCTTTGGTAGCTATGGTTATAATCTCCTCTTCCATTTTCGTAGTCCTGTCTGCCATTTTACCAGCGATAGCTAATACGTCTGCCACTTGATCTTTAATATCAGGCCACTCCTCTACCATGTCGTACGCATTAACCAAGTTGGCGATTATCATAGCCAGCAGTGATGCGTTAACGTTGCTAGGGGCTGCGTCTGCTACGTCTTCTATAGCCTGCCTCATTTCTCTAGGTGTCATGGTTTCTCTCCCTTACGCGGTAGGTCATACTTTTTCTTCATGCGGCTCATTCCTTTGGGGGATATGCCTAACACATCGGCTACTTCCTTCAGCAGGAAACCACGCAGGATTAACTTGTTAGCTATTGTAGCTTCTGGTGACAGCGGTATGTCTGAGGGCATTGCTCTAACTATTGTACGTGGTCTACCCGTATTCCTACCGCCATGATCCGCGTAAGAGCGCGCCCTACCATTACGGGCATAGACTGATCCATTCTCAAATCTGGGGTTGTCCTGCCTGTCTTTCTTCATTTGTGCTATGTAGCACTTTAAGTACAAATCCTGATATTTTATTATCTGATCCTCAGTCATATACTCTTCCCCCAGCTTCGCAGTTCGCTGACGTAGCGAGTTAATTCTTCGCGTGCTACCCATAGGTTGTTTTGTGCGTTGGGCATGGCATTTTTCTCATGTACTTTGTCTTGCCACATATCGACCTGCTGTTTTAAAAACTTTAGTTCCGCCTCCTGTGCGGGTGTAAGTTGTGTGTCTGTCCGCTCCATAATACTTGCCCTCTGTTGGTTGATTAAGTCTTGCTGGCGTTCCAGTTCAAGAAACTGTTGATCTACTTCGCTGGTCTGCGGAAAGTCTACGATGTTGCTAGTCACTGTAATCTCCGTTTAATAAGCGCCCTGTGCATGAACAAAACACAGGGTCTAACCGTGACGTGGTTTCTCCGGTAGGGTCACAAGAGCGGAGGTATGCATGGAGTGCGCCTGCCCCTACTACTGCGGTTTATGCGGAAACAATGTAAACGCGCCCACTCACAGTTTGGGATGAGTTGTTAAATTATGGTGCCTTAATCGTGTAACACGATAGCCCATGCTCGTAAGTCATCGGCCACAGTGTTCATGTTG